TGGTAGAGAAGAGTATATTAAATGGGATAAAATGAATAGTGAAAGACGGTTTATAGCAATTAGGATGATGGATATGTTTCCAGATTTGACTGTCGCATTAGGAGGACAGACTGGTGTTGATATTGGACCTAAGGGTGCTGATAAAAGTCAGATATTAAGAGATTTTACTGCAGATGATGAACTACATTTCTTCGGTGATAGGATGGAACCTGGTGGTAATGATCATTCTTTAGGGGAAGCAGTAAAGAAAATGGGTGGTTATACGTACAATGTGGATGGTTGGAAAGAGACAAGAAGTGTTATAATTAGTTATGTCGCCGAAAGGGACAACACAACACAAACTCGCTCATAGGAGGAGCTACTATCATGGGTAACCTAGTAAGGTATCGGTCGTCTGATCTTCCAGAACTAATGGATAAGATCATGCGGAATAGTATAGGAATCAATGATGATTACCTAGACAGATTTTTTAACGTATCACAAACGTCTAACTATCCCCCTTTTAACCTTATCCAAGTAAACAATGTCGAAAGCAGATTGGAAGTCGCGCTCGCCGGCTTCAAGAAAGATGACATCAAAGTCTATACGGAGTATGGAAAATTATTTGTGGAAGGCAAGCAAGAGGACAAGGAAACAGATGGAGAATTTGTCCACAAAGGATTGGCCCAACGTTCCTTTGAACGACAGTGGACGCTCGCCGAGGATACAGAGGTACGATCCGTCAGCTTTAGAGACGGACTCCTCACCGTGGAACTGGGAAAGATAGTTCCAGAGCATCATTCTCGTAAGGACTTTATTTAATACATAGGAGGGGTTGCATCCCCTCCTTTTTTATGTTACAATATTTTTATGACTATTAAACTCGCACTATTAAAATCCGGTGAGGATGTCATTGCTGATTGGCATGAATTAATTGCTGGAGATGAGGATACCGTAGCAGCATATCTTGCAAAGGATCCTTATGTTGTTAAGCTTAATAAAGCTGACATTCCTAATGACAAAACACCAGCAAAGGTAGGCATTACCTTTTTCCCTTGGATGCCTTTATCTAAGGAGACGGATATACCAATTAATCCTGATTGGGTTGTTACTTTGGTAGATCCTGTTGATCAAGTAAAAGAATCTTATGAGGACAAGGTAAATGGCAACAAAGAAGGACGCGAAGGTGGTAGTTCTGACAACGGGGACGAAACTGATAGCGACAGTTGAAGAAGTAACAACAGAATTGGGTGAACCAGATTGTAAATTGATTGAACCGTATCAAATTACGGAACATGATACCCTTGAACCATGGTTACTTAATATAACAAATCAGAACGAAGTGATGATATCTTCTGATAAAATACTAACGTTGGTCGAACCCAAAACTACACTACTAGCAAAATACGAAGACGTATTTGATTGATGCGCTTTTATACAAATGTCCAACTTGTTGGAAACCAATTCCTGGTTCGTGGATACGATAATGGGAAGAGGTTTAATGATAGGGAGGAATGGCGTCCTACATTATTTGTTGATTCTAAAAAGAAGTCCAAGTATCAGACATTAGATGGGAAGTATGTAGAACCTATCCAACCAGGATATGTACGTGATTGTCGTGAGTTCTATAAGAAGTATCAGGATGTAGAAGGGTTTAATATTTACGGTAATGAAAGATATATCTATCAGTATATTTCTGAGAAGTATCCTCAGGATGAGATTAAGTTTGACATATCAAAAATACAATTAGTTACTCTGGATATTGAGACGACATCTGAACAGGGATTCCCTGATGTGTTGGATTGTATTGAAGAGGTACTTTGTATTTCATTACAGGACTATAGTACCAAGAAGATTATTACTTGGGGTGTAGGATCGTATCAAATTAAGCAGGACAATCATAGTTACATTACTTGTAAGGATGAGTTTGAATTGCTCAATAAATTTATTGAGTGGTGGATGCAATATACTCCAGAAGTTATTACTGGATGGAACGTACAACTATTTGACATACCATATATTGCAGGACGTTTGAAGCGTGTCCTAGGTGAGAAGTTGATGAAGCGTTTGTCACCCTGGGGATTGGTGACAGAAGGAGAAGTTTATATCAAAGGTAGAAGACATGTGCAAATGGACATAGGAGGTGTTACACAATTAGATTATCTTGACTTGTATAAGAAGTTCACTTATACTAATAGAGAATCCTATCGTCTTGATTACATTGCTGAGGTTGAGTTAGGCCAAAAGAAACTAGACCACTCTGAATTTGATACATTTAAAGAGTTCTACAGTGGGAACTGGCAGAAGTTTGTTGAGTATAACGTGGTGGACGTTGAACTTGTTGACCGTTTGGAAGACAAGATGAAACTCATCGAACTTGCCTTAACTATGGCATATGACGCAAAGGTGAATTTCACTGATGTGTTTTATCAAGTTCGAACTTGGGATTCTATCATTTATAACTATCTAAAGCGTAGGAACATAGTCATTCCTCCACGCAAGAGTGTTGATAAAACAGACAAATATGCAGGTGCTTATGTCAAGGAACCGAAACCAGGAAGCTATGATTGGGTTGTTAGTTTTGACCTCAATAGTCTCTATCCTCATCTTATTATGCAGTATAATATCTCCCCAGAAACACTCAGGGAGACTAGACATCCCAGCGCAAGCGTTGCGAGGTTATTAAACAAAGAGGTAGATATTGATGGTAAGTATGCTGTTGCTGCTAATGGAGCACAGTATGATAAGAGTAGGAAGGGATTCCTACCAGAGTTAATGGATAAGATTTATAATGAAAGAGTCATCTTTAAGAAACGAATGCTCCAGGCCAAACAGGAGTATGAGAAGACGCCTAGTAAGAAGTTGGAAAAGGAAATCGCTAGATGTAACAACATTCAAATGGCGAAGAAGATACAACTTAATAGTGCTTATGGCGCTATCGGCAATAACTATTTCAGGTATTATAAGTTAGAGAATGCTGAAGCAATAACCTTGTCAGGTCAGTTTTCTATCAGATGGATAGAGAACAAGATGAATGAGTATCTAAATAGATTGCTTAAGACTGATAGTAAAGATTATGTCATCGCTTCTGACACTGATTCCATATATCTCAATCTGGGACATCTTGTTCAGACTATCTATGGTCAAGACAAGGATGTTGATAAGACAAAAATTGTTAATTTTCTGGATAAAGCGTGTCAGGAGCAACTGGAACCGTTCATTGAAAAGTCGTAT